ATCTCGCTCTTATTCTGTGATGTGATCGCCTTGGTATTTATATCGTGTACCCTAGCTTCAGCCATCAATTCGGTATTGTGAGCTTTAGCAGTTTGGCGCATTAATTCACGTTGTGTTTCGGCCTGTTGTTTAACTTGCTCAATATCTTGGCGTTGCTTCATAGCCAGTTGCATAGCTTGCATCTGCTGTTGAGCTTGTTGCGCCTGACCTTGCGCTGCCTTGATCATAATCTGAGCTTCTGGCGGTATGTCAGAGTGCTTGTCAATCTGCGCCATTGGGTTAAGAGCAGCCAAACGGTCGGCAATAACCTCAGCGCCAGGGAAGTCCATGTTACGGAACACCAAGTCGGCAGCAGCGTTAAACAGTTGCTCGTTACCTTGCAAGAGTGGCATCATCGCCTCAACCGCTTCCTGACGTTTAGAGTTGTAGCCTGGGCCTGTTTCCATCACCACGTCATATCTGCCAACAGTAACGTCATTCTTAACCCGACCGACTGCGGTGCGCTCGTTAATTGTGAGTAATTCAGGCTTGCCATCATCCCCAATAATACGCATCATGCGCTCAGTATCGTAAATCTTAGGAATTAGGTCTAATATTACCTTGCCGACATAAGCAATTGACTTGGTTAAGTTGTCGTACAAGTCAAAGTTGGTCAGGTCAACCTGCATTTGCTGACCGTTTAACGCCTTGCCAGACATATTGCCTGGGAGTTGTTGGCTAGGATCATATATCCCGATGATCGTTGCCATGTCGTTATTGATCTCTTGCGCTGCAGCCATCACCCCAGCTGGAGGAGGTTCTGGTTGTAGTCTTTGCGGAGGTGGCGCAGGATTTCCATCAATATCGGTCTGCTTATAGCGCAAAGTTGCCATCGATTTAATGTTTGCAGCAGCCCAGTCCAACTCGTGACCTTCGTCCTGACCCTCTGCCATGATCCATTTAGCCTTGGGAGCAAGCGCAACAGACTCAGTCAGCGAGGTGACCCAGAAGTTATACATTCTTTGGGCATCTTTGGCGTGACGAACCATACCAAATTTCTTACGCTTGTCGCCAATAACAACGTGACGACCGTAAACAGGAATGATCGGGATGTAATATCCAGGCCAATCACGCTCCTCAAGCACCTCTATTGCTGTTAATTTCTTCCATTTAATCGTCTTTTTAACGGATTTACGCTCGTTGACGACAAATAGACCCGCCATCTCCATGCGCTCAAAGAAGTCCTTACCTTCGGCAAACCGTGTAGAACCATCGGAGAGCTGATATAGCGTTGCGGGTTCTCTTACTGTGTACCAATACTCGGCTACTCTTATGTCTTCTCTTGTAATCCATTCGCTTTGCGTGTCTCCTGTGCCTCTTGGCGTGAACGAAGTTTCATCCGCATCGGGATATAACTCCTTAAATATCTTCTTGGGCATCATCGTTGTAATCAAACAACGTTCCTGATCCGACCCATCTACTGCGATGGAATTTGGATCCATGTAAACAGTAAAAGGATTGTCAATGGGATCAATAAAAATCTCTTGGTCGAAAGAATCTTCTCTTATATATCTGTGATCGACTCGCAAATATCCCCAACCCATGCGTACAGCGTAGTTATAAGCGTTATCGTAAGCATTGTCAGCATTGGAATTGACCTCGATGTGCCTGATTAAACCTTGAATAACCTCTGCTTCGGCAGCATCTTCAGATGTATTGGTCGCATGAACTTTAATTCTAGGGCGTTGCTGACGTTGTTGGTTAGTAACTTGACGGCAATACCCATCCAGCTTATTAATTGTCAGAACTGGACGGGATTCTAGGTTACGGGAGTTTTGTAGATCAACTGGCCATTGATCCCCACCAGATGCAAACTTTAGGTCTTCTAAAGCCTCTTGGCGGTTCATGGTGTCTGCATCATTGGCAAACTTTAAGAATTGTTTGGCCTCATCGATGATCGGGTCGTAATCGGTTTCTTGTGGATTTAATGCCATTTATGCCATCCATGATTGTGGTGGAGCATAGTTTACCCTCTTTGGTTGTTTTGGTCTAGTTTCCTGTACGCCCAAAGCTATATACCTAAAAGCATCAGCTCCGTGGGAATATTGGTCGTGTAACGGGTTTTTACTGAACTGTTTGGTGTCTGGATCGACCTCATACCGATAATGTCTCAGGCATTGGAGTCCATCATAGCAATTATCTCGGTCAAAGTAGCAGTTTTGGAATATAGTTCTCGCTGCATTAATAGAGTCTGCGATAGAAGTTCGAGGGATGATTTTGGTCTTAAATCCTGATGATCTGACGATTTCTTCAATAGATCGTCCGTTTGATCCGATGGTTTTGTTTTGTGCATCATGTGGCAACCATAAAGTGTCGTAAACATAGCCAAAAGTCTGCATCAGCGCAAGGTAATGCGACATTGTCTGCTGACTGTCCTCAACATAACGGATTAACCTGATTTCTTGTGCAATAAACTGGACAAACCAAATAGATGTTGAATCTGCCCAGCCAAGGTCAAACACAGCAACAACTGGCTTGGTCGGATCGTACCTGACTTTAGTAATGCGATCTTCTAGTTCTGCGCTCTGAACTTCTCGGGCAAACACCGCACCGTCAACAGTAACCCTACACAATCCTTCCCAGACATTGTTATAGGCCTCTATGTCTCTAGCCTGTAAAGTTCTGCGCTCAATGTCCAAAACTTCAGGGAAAAATGGGTTGTCGTTCCAATTCATGCGTTGGACAACGGCATTTTCTGGTGGACTTAATACGTATCTTTCGTATACCGCATCAGACTGTAATTCTGGATTTAGGGTAAACCAGATTTCTGAATTAGGTTTACGTACAGTCGGGATGAGAATATCTAGCGATCTATTTGACAGGCTTTGGCTTTCCTCGCACCAAACAATATCCACGCCTTCATAAGATTTAATATTGTGCGGATTATTTTTTAGGCCAACAAAGGCAAATTCAGTCCCATTTGCGCCCCTAATAGAATTTTGGGTAACCTCGTAAAAGCCAAGCAATCCAAGCTCAACAATCTGGTCGCTTAGTAACTTATGTACTGACTGAGATATGGAGTTTTGGAACTCTCGGGCGCAAAGGACTCGGAGTGGCTCCTTAGCCCCTTTAATAAGTAAAGCTCTTGCGACACCCCAAGATTTGCCTGAGCCTCTACCACCATGAAGTACACGATAACGGATTTTGGGAGGATCGAAAAGACACCGCAACTTAAGCGGAAACTCAGCCTTTTTAATGACGGTAGCAATCTCATTCTGATCCATTTGGCGCTACAAACGATACCTGAATACTATTAAGAATAGGCGATCCATCAGCGTTTTCTATCGATGTAGCCTGTATCGCTTTACCTTCTAATCTATCCATCAACTCTCTAATCGCCCAAGGTTCGCCTTCTTCAGCCTTACTAACCAACTGTTCCGCAATCGTCCTCAATCGATGTGGCTCTTGCGTTAAAACCATTCGCAGACGATCAGAAAACATCCTTGATTTGGATGCGTTCTTGTTTCCGATTGGTGCGCCTGCGCTCATATTGTTTTAAGCTATAAGAAATTGATTTCTAATAGGATTTAACTATTAGCGGGAGTATCAGTGGGTGGCACTACAGTTGCCTCTACTGTTTGTGCAGGCAATTGAGCACTAGCTTCTTTTGTTAACTTTTGGATTAACAATTGAATATCACGGGCTTTATGCTCTAAAGCGGTGATGATTAGGTTTACGTCTTGGACTTCGTGTTGAAAATTAAACATTTACTTTCCTTGTTTGTGTTTACGGCCTGGGCCTTTTTTGGTTGATTTGGGGTTTTTGCCTGCTTGCCACTTCATGAATAGATGTTCATCCATTCCCATTGCAATTAGTAAGTGAACGGCTAGTGAGGCTTTCATTTCTTCTTGGCTTTCTTTTCTGCTTCACGCTTTACATTCAGGGCAATCGCAACTGCCTGTTTCTGAGGTTTACCAGCCTTAATCTCTTTTTCTATGTTTTTACCTACATTTTTTTGTAGTTTTGACTTAATTAATGGCATATTAACAATTCCAGTTCTTTAGTGATGCCTTGGCTCTCTCCGCTGGGCCTTTGGCGTTCTTTACAACTCCCTCCATCCTCGCACAGAAAGATGCCTTTCGGCCTTCGTCTTTCTTTGTTTTGGGGTTGGGAGCAGGCGGTTTCAAGTTTGATCCGTTCTTGGCGTTGTACTCGGCACGACCTTTAGCCGTCATCCCAGCGCCTTTTTCCGTTGGATTATAGGTTTTACCCTTACCTGTGGTTTTGTGCTCTATGGGTTTATCGTGCTTTTTTGTCATTTTTTGGCCGTTTTAGCAGATTGAATGAACGCTTTGGCAGTTGGCGCACCCTTTGTGCCTGGCTTTCTCATGTGCTCAACATGTTTACCCTCAGCCTTTTCTTTCTTGATCCGCTCTTGTTTAGCGTGAATATTTGCGTATAGTCCTTTAGGCATTTTCAGGCTCCTCAACAAAACACACATCTTGCCACGACATTACCAAATATTTCTGATCCCCGTCTTTAAAGTCATGGTATTTTAAATATTCGTCTTTGTAATCTTTGGCTAGTGTACCAAACCAAATCTTGTCACCGACCTTAAGACCCTCGTCCGCTGCCTCGTCCCCTACTGCGACTACATAACCGCAAGTATCCGCTTCTGCGGTCTGGATGTACAGGGTTGATTGGATGCGCTGAATCGGTTTAACGATAATCTTGTCTTTAATCGGCTTCATGCTACTTGCCTCCGACTAAGTTTGGGCGGTCTGCCTCGCTTTATTTGAGGCACTAT